TGATATCCCCAAGCATCGTTCCGCCATCAATAGGCAGATATTCTTCACTTGAGCGTATCTGGACAAAACCTTGACCGTCAACAGTATCAAGCCATAGCACCTTGTCTAGCAATTGCCAGTCGGTAATATCTGTTAATCCATCAGGATATGCAGGTAGTGGCGTTGTTCCCGCTACGGAAACAATCCAATAGTTGCCGTGTAACTTAGAGATAGCGACCAAATCAGGGTCGTTGGCGAGTGCGTCCCAGATACCGCGTAGGAGAATTGCACCGGACAGGGCATTTATGGCGTTAGCGTTGTCGTCTATGGCTTCCTGTACGTTCGCAGCGTTGCTTATAGGGTTAGGTAGCAACATAGGGTCATAATCGACAATCGAAGCCGTGTAGTCACCCTGTTCAGCCACCACATCGCCTGTGCGTGTAAACACAGAGCTAACAGCTCCGCTGATTGGCTCGAACGGTGAGAACACCCCTGAGAAAGAGCGTTTAAACAGCTCAGGACTCTGGAAATATTGAATTTCTTGGTCAAAAGCAGTTTCAGAATACCGTTTAACAGTAAGTAAACCCGTCAGAGGTAGAGGACTATCGGGGTCTGTAGGTGATACAGTGTATAAACCACTTGCTAGGTCAATCTGGTCTAGCGTAGCAAGCGGGGTGTTCAATACGCCCCAGTTACTAAGCTCCGCAGCACTCACCCCATCATCAATTACTTCACCAGTATGTCTGCTGTTATAAGCCATCTACACTCTCTTCTTATGGGTTGTTTGTGGGTACGATTATGACCGTTATTGACGATGCAATCACGTCTAGGTCGCCTGTTGTGCCGTTGTTTCTAGCCCCTATTGAGTATTGTGCATCGGCGGGGGCGGATTTGACAAATGTGGACAGATAAATGGACTGAGTATCACCTGCACCTGTACCCGTCTGTGAGGACAGGAAGCCAATCTCGACACCATCTTGCAGGATGCTGAACTCGTAATCGCGATTATTATCGGTTACAAAGCTCAACTGTGCATTTATCTGATATGAGAAGCCCGCGTTATCTGAAGTGACGATAACCCCTGTACCTGCCGAGGGTGTTATAAAATCACCATCGCCACCGACATTAGTATCAAATATATCCAACAACTGCCATGCGTTAGTTAAAGCTATATCAAGAACGCTGCCGCCTGTGATTGCACCTTCATCTTGAATAGTGGAGTCAATCATATCTAGCAGTAAATTCTGCATTATAGCCGCAGTAATGTCACCCGTAGGGTTATCAGCGAGTTGAGTCGCTATATCTGCGCGTATATTGTCAAGGAAACGTCTGGTCATTAGGCTGTCACCCTATCAAAAGCGAAAGAAAAAGCACTTGAGAAAGCGCCTACCATGAGAAGTGTTGTTGATAATTTACTATCTTGGTCGTAAGCTAAGGATTGACAGTAATGCTCAACAGCACCACCTAAAGCAACTGCACCAGAAGCAGTAAAGGGTATACCTTGGTCGGTATACGTTGCAGCCCCGTTAGAAACAACTAAACGACCGTTCAGGTCGAAGGGTAGAGCAGTCGTGTGGTAATCAATTACGCCATCTAACGCCGCATAAATAGACCCTGTAGAATCAAGATTTAAACCTTGGCTCATGACAGGGTCAACTAATGCGCCTACACCGATATTAAGAGGTAATAACCCTCCCGAACTGCGCGTTAGCGGCTGAAATATGTTTGACATATATCACCCCTATGCAGAAACCCAACCGGCGTTTAAAGTTTCTAACGTAGCGTTACCGAGAGGTGTGATAGTACCATCACCATTGTTCTCAATAATACCTTCACGGATAGTGCTTTCTGGCAGAATACCTGATACACCTTTACCTAGACCATTACCACCGATTAACTGTGAGGTCTGAGGCGCACGTGCATTTCCGCGTTGGTCGAGTAGTGTAAATTGTGCATTACTACCTTCTAAGTCGGTTTCATCGAAACCGATACCGATACCACAAGCGTTGGATGCCGCGCCGTTTACACCATTTGCGAAATTCGCATTAGGTACTTCAAGGCTTCGCGCTGTTTTAGCAGGGTCGTCCAAGAAGTAGTTCACGTTTGACTGTGTCATTCTATAATCTCCTAAAAATTAAGAATTCAGCCCCCTAGAGGGCTGAATATTAGCCTTAACCTATCGTTTATACGCCGTTGGCGTCATAACGACCTTGGAACTGGCGACCAGAACACACGAGATTTCCTGCCCAACCAATTATTTGCGTTTCCGCGTCTTGGTTGATTGCGTATCTCTTAGTAGGAGACAAACTTACCATATCACGTTGACTGTGAACCTTGAGCTTCAAGTAGTCAGTGTTCAGGAAGTATGCAGTACCTACAGGAGCGCCTGCACCGTGAGATGAACGTTGGATACCACCATCAAGTACGACATCAGCGTCCATAAACTTAACAGACGTAAACCCTGCATCAGCAGAATTAGTGTTAGCAAAGCGTTGGGTAGCTTGAAGTGAGTTAATGTAGGTGTTCCAAACAGTACCATCTGCCAAGATTAAATCAGGGCGGTCAGCACCACGTACTAGCTGCGACCATAGCAAGTTCCAGTAACCCTGAATCTTGGTGGGGTCTAAACCATCTGCGGCTAACTGGTCAGAGATAGCGTTTTGCCAGAATGGGTACGCTGCTCCGTCAATTCCACCATACGGCGTGGCTGCGGGGTCTAAAGGAATCATAGCATCTAAGCCATCAATTTCCTTGCCACCTGCACCAGTACCATCAGAGTACAGTGAGTTAGAGAGTAGGTTAGCCATTGTGTTCTCAGCTACTTGCAATCTTGACTCTAACAAGTCAATCATGCGCTCTTTACCAGAGTTCTGTAACATTTCCAGACCTGAGATAACTACAGGTACAGCCGCTTGTTTCCAATCGTACTGTGCAGCACTGATTACATCAGAGATGCCTGTAGGTAAGATGTCGTAACCTGAATAGAAGCCCGCGTTCGTATTCTCAGCGAAAGAAAGCTCTTCCATGATATACGTACCGCCAGAAATCTTCTTCTTACGCCCTTTATCGGAAAGGCGTTTCAATAAAGCGTTGTTTGCCGATACATTATCAGCGATTTTCTTACTTCGGTGTTCAATGGTGGTTGCCATCAAATCCGAGATGTTGGGGTTTGCGAATGACATTAGACATTCTCCTAGAGTAATTAAAAATTAATATCAACTGTATTAATGCCTTTAATTAATTCTAGAGCGAGGGTGGGCGTTAGCTCCCTATATGCCGTAGATGATAGATTTATGGCTTTTAATACTACGAGTATAGACCCGCGTTTACACCTTGTCAAATCTCGCCTGACCACGCAGCGTCTAGTGTATCTCGCAATGAACCTGCCCCTGCATCGTCTTGCTCGTTACCGCCTAGCTTGCCATTTAGCGACACCGCGGCGGTTTTCTTGATACCTAAGTCATTCTGCTGCTTGCGCTGTGCCAATACTTTAGAAATCTCAGGGTTCAGGGTCACAGCTTTGTCATACGCTTGCTGTAATGTCATCTCCTGACCGCGTTTTGCCGACATATCCAGTAAATCAGCCATATCGTTACGGACATCGTTGATAAACTCAGCGGTCTGCTCAAAACTAGCTACCTCGGTATCTACACTCGCTTGCTGCGACTGCATGACTTGGGTCTGTTGGTTCTGCATACTGTCGAACATCTGCTGCATGGGGGCTAGACGTGCGTCCAGTGCCTTCATCATCGGGTCGTCTTGCTGCTGTTGAGGCTGTTGACCTGACAAAATATCATCTAGCGCGCTAATATCAATATTGTAGTGCTGAATCATCTCGGCTATCCGCTTGGCTTTTACCTGTGGATTGCCTGAAACTAGGGTGCTAGCGGTCTGAAACAGACCATTTACTGCCTGTAGGGGGTCGTTTATACCTTCTGACTGCATCACGTTGCGATATTGCCCCGTCATGTTGTTAAAACCCTCTTGGAATTTACGAGAACCTGCACTTTTTTGCAGAACATCATTTACTTCTCGCTCACGTTTGCTAATCTGTGTCTTGAGAGCATCGGGTAATCCTGCCCAGTGTTCTCGGTTAGCAGGCGTCCAACCTGCGGGAGCTTTCTCAGCTTTGGCTGATTCTGCTGCCGTTTCATCTGAGGCATTCTCTTGAGCTTCCTTGGGTTGGTCGTCTTGCTCTCCAACCGTTACCTCATCAGGCTCTTGTGGCTCTTCGACTTCTACACCCGTATTATCTTCAGGTGGGTCATTAGCTTCTATCTCGTCTAGTGCGGGTTCTGGACGGTCGGTGTTGCCTTCTTCAATGTCTGCCATTGATTGTTCTATTGCTTCTCTTATATCGTTCATGGTTTTAATACTCCGTGTTTATAAAGTTGTTGTTCTATTAATTGTCGTCTCTCTTCTTTGGCTTGTGGGGTATTGCCTAGCATCTCTTGATGTTTCTCTGCTCTGCGTTTTGCAAAATACCCCTCACCATAGTCACTCATGTTGGTCACGCCATGCCGCTTATTGTGGGCTTTTAGCTCTGCCCGATTGCTTACTGGTTGACCGTCTATCGGTGATATGAAGGTTTCAAAAACCTGAACACTCGCGCTCTTGTTCTTCTTCACCTCTTTAGCCATCTGCGCCTGTTCTTTAGACGCCTTGGCTTTTCTCTCTTCGGCGGTACCGAAAATACGGTCGTAATTACTCGCGTATTTCCCGTTACCTGCTACTCCCGACTTACTCTGACTCAGTGTCATTTTTAGTTGTCCTCGCGCTCTTCTCAATTTCAATTTTAGCGTTGGCGATATTAGACCGTATATCTAGCTCTGCCTGTTGTCTATCTTTCGCCATCTCATTTTGCACAGTGCGCGCATGTTGCTCAACGTTTATACGACTCTGTACCTGCTCTAGGGCTAGGTCTGACTTCAATTTAGCATCAATCTCAGCCAATTTAGCCTGTAGTGAGGCGTTTATCTCAGCCATCTTAGCCTGATGTTCTGCCTGCGCTGTCTGCATATCAGCCTGCATATCCTGCTGTCGTGTCTGCATATCTGCCTGACTCTTGGCTTGGATTTTCTGCATCTCGCCTTGAAGTTTAGCCTGTTCCTTCTGCTGCTCCATTTGAGCCGCCTTCTCTTCAGGACTAGGTTCTTTAGACGCCGCCTTTTCTTTAGCTGCCTTCTCGCTTGCTTCTATCGCTTGGTCGATTGTACCTTCTATCTCCTGAGCGCCCTTGAAGCCCGCCATGCCCCATTGAAGCATCTTGAGTAAGAAGGGTTCAGCTTCTGGCTTAGCCTCTATCAGCGGCGCTACTGACTGCATGAAGGTAGACAGTGCGTTGAGGAACCCTACGCGCTCTGTCTGCATCTGTGCAAAGTCAACCATAGCAACTGATTCAGGACGTATCACGACCGACAGCTTGGCAATGTCGGGCTTCTTAATTAGTTGTATCGCAGCGGGTAGTATCTCAGCATCTACTGAGTGCCGCATGTTCGACTGCGCCACGATGTTCTCAGGAGAGAAATGCAGAGCTATCACTTCAGCTTTCAACTTCATCAGGTCGCTTGCGAACCGTGCAAACTGGTCTTGGAGCGCCTGTACACGTACTGAGCCGAACTTAGCCTTAATTTCCGACTGTCCCACGCCCTCGTACTGGTTATCCAGTGAGCCGCGCATGACGTCTGCCATACCGGACACCTGTTGCAGTAGTGAGATGTTCTGGTCGCGCATCTGGACTAGCTTGTCCAATGCGTTCACGATGTCCATGATGGGCATCCAGTCTACTGCACCTTGTAGACCACCTTTTTCTGCAAACGCAGCCCAAGAATCAACGGGAATCAGTGTGTTGTCCGTCCCCTCATCGAACATACGCTGTACACCCTCATTGCCTGCATCGTACACACCGACCGCTTTCACAGCGTCTGTGAGCAAGTTTATACGGGTCTGTAGCACATCAATCTCGTTGTACAAGTCCTCACTTAGCTGATAATCAGGCGTAGGGATGTACAGGGTTGTGGTGGGGTTAGCCAGAAAGAACGGCGGGCATGGGAAGAACTTGGATAGCTTCAACGGGTCTGTCTTGCAATCTAGCAGACGGTCGCACCCTTCGGAGTACCATTTCACTTTCTTGTCTTGCTTATCCCATATTTCCCAGACCTGAGCCTGCTTGTCCTCTGAGTTAGAGTCCCTATCACCGCTGCTCGCGCCCTCATCGGTCACTGACACGGTTCTTACGGTGTACTTGAGTAGTTTAGCCTTCTTTTTACCAAATCGCTTCTGAGCCTCTTCTAAGGTCAGGTAGTTCCTGAACGCTATCCAAGGAAGCTCGGCGAAGTTCCGACCCCATCCCCATAGCACATCACCCCAGAAGTAGTAGTCGATGGGCGCTTCTTCAGTAATTGACCCATCATCATTACTCTCAACGTCATAGCGAACCCGCGCCACGCCTAGTCCTGCGAGCAGTCTATCTTGTAGCACTGAGCGTAGGATGGAGTCGTAATCTTGGAAGTTGTCGTCCATGTCGGTGTTCAATAGCCGCTGCATCGTCTCTGCTGCTACTCTCGACACATCATCTGCTGCATCTGCATACTTGCGAGACACGTCAATCTTAGGAACTGAGCCGTACAGCATGGATTCTAGGGTGGAGACGTTAGCGTAGAACAGATTAAGCTGCGCTGTACCACCCGCGTAGCCCGTAGTCTGATTAGCTCTGTCCTTCTCGGCTAGATAGCGTTTGTTGATGCGCTCTGCCTTCTTAGCCCACTTAGCTATCCGCTTCTTAGCCGCTTCTAGCTGTGTGTCCCAATGAGCCGCCTTTTCAGTAGGCGTTTTAGGCTTATCTTGCTCTATGGCTTCTGCTGATACTTCAGCTTTTACGACATTTATACTCATGTTTAAATCCTCATTGAATTGCGTATATTCGCTTTGCGTTCATTGCTCTTGAACAGGTCGTCTAGCGTATGTTTGGACTGATTGGCGTCAACTATACCCTTAAAAGTAGTGTCATTCACAGCTACTGGTGCTTTTTTGTTCGCCACGAGACACATATATCTGAAAGAGTCGGCAAAATCTGAGGCAAAGTCATGCAGCGGGGTGTTTGAAAAGCACTTGTTCTTGTCGTCCCACTTCCTGCGATACACTCTGACCGCCTCAAGAGCCTTCTGACACCGCGGGTTGAAGTACAGATAGGGAAAGGTAGCTCTCACAGCGTCAATTCCATGCTGCACCTTCAAATTGGGCGTAATATCCACCGGAAACCCCGCTTCTAGGAACTGTTCAACTGTTGATTTGCCCGTTTGCAGGGATTTAGCCCTCGCATCATGGGGTAGCCATAGCTTGTCAATGGAGTACGGACGCGCTGTGAGCATATCCATGTAGTGAGTCAGTGGTTGGCTTGAGTTCTCGTAACAATCTAGCACTCTCACGCCATCAGGGGCTTGTTGGAAGAACCACATCACGGTCGAGTCAGTGAACCCGATATCTGTCGCCACTTCTACAGGTAGATGGGGGTCATAGTCATACTTAGCGTTGATTCTGCCCTCTTGCTCCGCCTGAGCCACCTGTGTGGAGAAATACGTCCCTTTCAGGGCGGCTGTGAAGCTCACCTCGAACTCCTGCGCGTATTGTTCCTCTGACATCTGCGCTTTCATCAAATCTAGCTCAGATTGGGGCAGTAGACCACTCTCGGAAGCCTTTAGCTCTTTGAAGAACCAAGTTGTGGAGTTCTTGGCGTTCTCATACAGGTCATAGAAGGCATTCAGCTTGCCCTTGGGCGTCCCAATGGCTAATAGCCACCCCTGACGGTCAGATATGCACGGTAGGATGACCTCACCGTAGAGTTGTGAGCGGAAATCAGCAAATTCGTCTAGGACGATGCCGTCTGCGTACAACCCTCTGAGTGAATCTGGATTATCTGCACCAAAGAGCCTTATTTTAGCCCCATTAGGAAGTTCTACACTCAGTTCACTCTGTCTAATGTCCGTGGCGAAGCTACGCGTAGCGTCTGTCAGGTACTGCCACGCGATTGACTTAGCCTGTGAGTAGAACGGCGCTATGTAAAAGAAGCGGGCG